ATCTTTTTCACTCTTAGATTTTAACTTGTCCAATTTTTCTTTCAAAGACATAATATCATTATTAAGTTGTTTAATCTTATCAGCGGTAAAGGTTCTAACTTGCATTCGAAGAAGATAATCATAACCTCCTTCACCTTCAGTCTTTTTTGGATCCTCATCATAACCTCTTTCTTTTAATACTTCAATAATATCACTTTCTTTTTCGTTCATTATAGATATAGTCTTATTTACAACTTCTGATACAAATCTTTCTTTATTTCCAAGATATCTAATCTCTTTCTCTAATGCATCAAGCTGATATCGTTTTCTCTTTACATAATAGTCAAATCTAACTCTGCAAAAATTGTCTAAAATTGAGTCTACAGTGTCATGTTTCTTTATCTGTAATTTTTCATTGAACATTACCATATTGGATGTGTAAAGATAGCTGTGTAGCTTTAAACTGTCCAAATCGCATCTAAAATCATCTCCTTCTGTGAGTACAAAATGAACTTTTTTTGTTGATGAATAATTTGATACAGTCTTGAGTTTCTTATCTGCTTTCAAATCTTCGCAAAATTCTGCGAAATTAGAAGTCCACATAGACACAGGCAACTCCTTAACCTCAACAGTACCTTCCTTTTTTCCTTCTTCAATAATTCCATATGTGACAAAACGATTGTCTCCATTCTTTTCTATATCTCCTATAAAACCACGATACCAAGGTGTGAATTCAGGAAACATGCTAACAATATTTGTTGGAACATCTGGATCAGATACTAAAACTTCACCATCATTTTCTATCCAAATCTTAATAGCTTCTATCATTTCAAGAGGATTATGACAAGGCACTTTACAAGACCATCCAGTTCCAATACCAGCTGAACAGCCATTAATTAACATCATCGGAAGAATAGGAACGTAAAATTCAGGTTCAATAAAATTTCCATTATCATCTCTTACATGAGTTAGAATAGGTTCATCTTCTTCACGAAAAATGAGTTCTGTGAGCGCATCCATCTTTGTGAAAATATACCTGCCATTTGCAGCATCCGAACCACCCTCTAGCCTAGTCCCAAACATACCGTCGCGATACAAAAGAGGTATATTATTAGAGCTTGGAAATTCTTGAGCCATTCCAATGATAGTTTCTAACAAATTATTCTCTCCGTGGTGATAATCTGAATGCTCAGCTGTGTACCCAGCCAGTTGCGCTACCTTGAGAGAGTTTCCAGAGTACTTCAAATTACGTTTCTTTACAGCATATAGAATTTTTCTTTGTGATTCTTTTAGACCATCGATTCCGTTCGGAATGCTTCTGGCACAATCGGCGTGTGAGAATTTGATAAGTTCTCCGTTGATAAAGTTTGTAATACTCATTGAAGTTGTCTTTCCTTGATCATCAAGAGAGAAACTGTAAGCTTCTGGATTATATTCTTCTAACCAAATTTTACGAGAATCAGCGTACTTTTTGTGAAACGCTTTTTGCATACTTGTAAAAGATTGGTCATCATTTGCAAATTCTACCATCTTCAACCCAAAAGTATCAGGAACATCTTCAGCTTTTGTAGTACCGAGTCCCTTATAATACTTAACATTCAATTTACTGGTTTGTTCACCAAGAAAGGTATGAAATCTGCGCTCATCATAAAATAACAAGTCACCTGTCTTTTTTATTACACGAGCTATCGGTGTTTTCATACTGACTATAAAGGGTTGATTTCTTTGTAAAAGAGTAGGATAGAGAGAATGAAAGAAATTGAGTATTAAACCTTCAATATGCACACCATCGACATCTGCATCAGCAACTATCGATACCCTCCCATATGCAAGTTTCTTAAAGTTGCTTTCATCTTGGTAATCTACACCTAATTTTAACTCAAGAGCGTGTATCAATGAACAAATAACCTTGTTAGCAGCTATTGTTGCGGCGGGCTTATCTCTAACGTTAAGCAACTTTCCCCGTACTGGTAAAATACCATTCCAATCACGGCCTGATTTTCCATACAGACCTTCCTCGATTCCAGCAACTACATATGTCTTTGCTGAAAGCCCCTCTGTGATAAAAAGAGTACAATTTAGACTGTCTTTACTACCTGACTTATTTGCTCGATCGTATCCTTCAATTTTTGTCTTTTTCGAAACCTTTTCAGCTTTCTTTAACACGACCATCTCTTTTGCACGAATAATATCTTCAATATTATCCATAATTGACCATTTGCAAATTTCGGCAATATGTGTTTTCTTAACCGTTGCCTCTACAGCAGGTGACTCTAACTTATTCTTATCTTGTCCATCAAATTCTGGCCTAACCACTGTAGATACCACGAACAACCTAAAAAATTGACGAACATCAGTAATATTAATTTTAGGAGTTTTACTCTTTGCACTGTTCCCGTTAAACTTATCAACGATTGGTCTAAATAGTGCTTCTGCCCAAGAGTCAACATGCTGTCCTCCTAAACGAGTGTATACACCATTGACAAATGAAACTGATTGATATTCTTTTGCAGGTGTAATCAAGACTTCAGCATCTTTTGTCTTGATGAGAAGAGACTCATCTGTAGGAGTTTCGTAAAGAGCAGCGTATTGCGCGATAGTCCGTATAGGTATAAGTTCGTCGTTCAAATATACTTCTATTTTAGACAACATAGCAGCGTCAATAATGTATCGAGAGTACAAACGAATAATATCTTCTGTATAACCTTTTTTCAAACCAAAATGAACAAAGTCTGGTGTCCAAGTTACTTCTGTATAACCAGTTTTGCAAGTTTCTTTATCAATTTCTGGGCCAGTTGTGTCACGCATATTTCTAGACCATTTTTGAGAAAGTGTCTTCTTCACTTTTGGGTCGCAACCTTTGACTTTAAAATTGGTTGAAAAAACATTTGTCAACTTGATACCAAGGCCATTTCGACCAGATACAACGCGTTCTTCCTCATCGTCGTAATTACTACCCGTAAGCAATTGTCCAAAAATCATGCTGTGATTGTAACAATCTTGTTCTGTGTCTTTTTCGATAGGTACAACATCTCCGTCGTTCCAGATTGAAGTCTCTCCGGTAATTGCATTAAGAGATACTTTAATCATAGTACAAGGAGTCTTAGTTTTGCGACTTCTTTCTACGTTGTCAATTGCGTTTGAAAGAGCTTCAACAAATATACGTAAAATGGCAGGTGAAGTACATATTTCTTTTTGATAAATTTTCCATTCACCTTGCTTTTGTTCAGCTACAAATTCTGTAATGGCACGTAAACGCGTCGAACCAACATACATATCCGGTCGCAAAAGAATATGCTCAATAGGATCCTTCTTTTGATAACGTTTCTTGTCAATAACAGCTTTTGGTGGCATTTTTATTTAATATTAAAAACTGTTCTTTTTAATATCAATTTCATTTTTATGATTTAACTCTTTTGTCTATATATTGCTCATCAAAATATTTATGAATTCATCCTGAAAAGTAGAATCTTCTATATCCGAACACTCAATTTTTAGATTATCATTTGATTCTATTAACTCATGTGTTCGTTCTCTTACTGAATCCAATAACATCTTTGTCAACATCTTTCCTCCATAATCTGTTATTATATCACCTTTTCTATCCTTATACTTTACAAATATAGGATTTGAATAATCTTCTTCGATAAGCCGATCATTTAAAGGATAAGATAAAGCGTAATCAGCGTATCCTTCTGGTCCTCTTAATATATGTTCTATTGTTAAGAACTTTGCATTTTCTATTAACAATTCTTCTGTAATTCTCAAATCATTTAGTTTATCAGATGATGTAATAAGTGGTCTGGCGCAATTCTTTCCTGTGAGTTTTGCCATTGTTCTATTGAACAAACCTGGTTTTGTTTCTAGTTCTCTGATAGAACTCTCACTCATAATGATTTCTTTATAAGCAGTTGGATTTTTTACACATTCTTCTGATGCAAACTTACTTGCTTTTCTCTTAAGAGGTAAATGTACTCTATCTATCAAATGAGCATTCTTATAATCAACAACGTGTTCACCGTTAACATCAATGTGATGAAATGTACCACGTTCTGTATCAGTACACACTATCTGACCTTTGCCTTCTGAATCTGTAGCAAGATACTTGTGAATTACCTGAGCAGCTCCTTTTTGACCTTCATAGAAATCGTTCTTAGTATATTTTTCATCTATTATACTGTCAACACGAGCTTGACTTAAATCAAGAGGAGTAAGACTTGATATCATTAAATTATTCTGAATATTTTTAGTGCTGATTTTCTGATAAGTCGGTTGTTTAGCTAGTTCGTTGTTTGTTGCCTGTGCTTTTTCTGCAGCAACCTTATATATTAAGCTAATTTCGTGATTTTTCTCGGCTTTTATTTTTAGAATTGCAATTTCTTTGTCTTTTTCCGCTTTTTCATCCTTTAATTTTGCAATTTCTTCAACAATAGATTGATTTTTTTTCTTGCATGATGAATCATGTCTATTAAAATTACTATTTGAAAATTTTTTTTTACAAAAAGTACATGTAACTAAAGATGCTATAATTTCTTCAGAATTTTGAGATTCTTGTATTTTTAGACAATATTTGGCTTGTGTCTGATGACTACGCAACAAATATTTAGTTTTAAACTGCTTACCACAAAACTGACAAGTTATTTCTTTAGTCTTTTCTTGAAGCTTTATTATTTCATCTTTCTCTTTAGCATCAGCATCTTCTTTTGCTTTAGTTTCTTGTATTTTCAAACAATATTTGGTTTTCTTTTGGTGCTGTTTCAGCATTTGAGTATTTCCAAACATATTATTGCAAAACGGGCATTGTTCCATTTTTTTATTTATTCATTTGCTTTTTAAACGAAATATTCGTTTTTATTTACATAAAATAGCAGTTTTCTTTGATAAAATAAAAAATGAATAAAAATGAATAAAATTAGAATAAAAAAATTGAAAATAGTCACTATTTTCTGATTAAAGTCACTTTTTCAAAAATTTTTGAAATGTGTGTGTGTAAGACTCTTTTTAAAAAGCCATTTCTCCAAAAAATCTTTTTTTCCTCCTCATCCGGATTTTCAAAAAGTTCGGAGGAGCAAAAAAGTTTTCCTTTTTTGTTTTCTAAATAATTTCAAAAATTCGTAGAAAATTTCCTTTGGATTATCTTTTTTATTTTGCTCCTCCTCCTCCGAACTTTTTAATTACACAAAAAAATAAAAGCAATAAGACTTTTATTTTAAAATAAATATATAATCTTTTGAAAAACGTTCTAAAGCGGTAGTAAGACTGCAAACGAAGATTTTCCTTCGTATTTCCACCCTAAAACTCTAATTTTAAAAGAGTTTGGAGTACCTTCAACATTATATAAAACAATGTCATTTGAATTGATGTATCTATATAATTTAAATTCAAACGAAGCAACTCTATCTCCATTCGCTTCACCATCAACGTTAAATCCAGATTTTACCCATGTCTCTCCAATTTCCATTGCTTTTTGCAAAGTATGAGTGTTTTGAGCCAAAAAAACAGTACCTGACTTTACCTTTGTGTTTTTGAAAAAATAAGGAACATTAAGATCAAATTGAACAGAATCATAAATAACATGTTTGTTATTTTTTTCGTTGTTCCACTTATTTATTGAATCTTTACCATACAGTATGACTTGTCTAGGATATTGATCGAAATCAGTAACATCCAAATAGAAATTATCAATGGTTTTACTCTCGTGATACCTTTCTATTTTTTCTCTGAAACGACGTAATGATAATCTGAGAATATAAACAAGTCTCTTAAGAGTTTCTTCTGACTTGACTATCAATTTTCCTTGTTTCATGACACCACTCGTTTCGCTAAATATTGTTTTTACATTTCCGTACTTAAAATCCGGAATAATCTTTAATTTATTTTTTACAAAACTATCAATTGTTTCCGCGCTTGGTGTCTCAGAATCTTCATTAAGATATTTAGAGAATAACCATAACATATATTCTACAACATAACGACTTAATTTTTTGTATTCATTGTAATTACTTAGAGAAGAAGAATCGCCCGTTTGAATAATTATCCTGTCATTATCTTCAGGAAGATTCATTTTATCAGTATCAACAACCGGAATTGTTATATTTACATCACCGAATTTTCCGTAAATCTCCTTTAGAACACCTCCTTTAATACATTGGCTTGAAAATTGAATTCCAATAGCATTTGCCAAATTTATAGCAGTTTCTTTTGTTGTCTTTGTAGCAACCCAGTTTATAGCTGCTGAAATAACAAATGGTTGTAATGGATCTGTAAGAATTGTCACATTACTACTGTCAATACTAAATCGTAACATTCGACACTTACCATAAGAATCCAATCCTTGCTCTAAAAACTTAACTTTCTTTGTGTTTATTATTTTTGGAATAGATGATTCTACTATTTCATGCTTAAGTGCATATGATTTTATCATACTCATATAAAGATTTCTAACACCTTTTGAAACTTTTGATGTATAAGGATAATAGTAAGACACATTGTCTTTATCTCTTTTCTCCCATTTTACAATAAGTTCACAACGTGTTCCTTTTTCTTTATCAGCAGAACTTCCTTTATGCTCATAAATAAAAATACATTTGGCATTTTCTCGTTTATTTTTATAATATGCATGTATGTGTCTTGGAATAATCATATTTGTATTATTATCGGACCTACTAAAAACAAAAATATTACAATTAAAATGTTGTTCTAGTAAAGAACTGAATAAAGAAGGTTCCATATATATACTTGAATCTTGTATAATATTAATTATTTCAGATAAAGTGTAATCATACATTTCTTGACTGCACGCTGCGGCATTAGCGTCAGTTGCTAACTCACATCTTTTCTCAGCAAGAAAAGCTTCTCTATCTGTAGAATTTAATATTCCTGTTTCTTTATACATACCTTCCATTACACATTCTAAAAAAGAACTCTTTGCACCCTTTGAATAGTTAACTCCTTTTCTTACATAAATATAATCTTCATCATAATCAAAGATATCAAACATTTTGTTCAAGTTAACAGGAAGAGTACCGTATCTGTCAGCAGCCGCAAACTTTTTACTAGTTATCAAGTCTTGTTGGTTCGTTACAGTCTTATCTACCGGCTCTTCTCCGTAAAAGTATTGCCGGTAAAGACTATTGTTGTTGGGTTTATTATTATCTTTCTTAAAGCAACATGGTAGATATGGTACCATATCTTTATTTTTTTCAAACTGATTTTCATGTAAACCAGGAAATCTAACTTTAGGATTATTACACACATAATTTCGCGAAGGGAAAAGTTTATCATCTTTTTGTTCATCATCATCTTTTGGATATCTCATTATTTGTAGTCCTTTTTGTTTAGCTTCTTCAAGACCTTTATGATCATTATCGTCTATAATAGTCGGAGGAAAACCACATTTCTGTGAGTATCCAGAAACAAAGACTTCTGGTGCGATATCTTTAAGACGAGTTTTTAATACAGGTTGTACTTTATCTTCTTCCTTTTCAGTCATAGTAATAGAAGTATATTTTTCGTAAAACGCTATTATTTCGGGATATTTCTCATCGTATATTGCCAAAAGTTTAGAAAAGAGATCTTGAAATATAAGAACAGCTTGTCTGTTTGTAGCTATTACTATTTTTACACGAATATATGTAGATCCAAATTTAAATTCTTCATTAACGTTCTTTCCACGTAGATCAGAATCGTTTCTTACAGATATCTTCTCTGTAATATTTGCTGTTAATTTACCTATTTTAGGATTATAAAAATGTATATATATGCTTTCTTTTTTCTTGGTTGCCTTTTCTCTTTCATCTATCGACATCATAGAAGAAAACAGTTCGTTATTCATTAAAAGATCTGCGAAAACATACCTATTAAGACTATGATTTGGAAAATAAAAAGAACCTTTTATAGATTTTTCTGTGATGTTTTTTACGTCAATATCGCCTAAACCGTAAATACTCGTCAAAAAACGTTTAATCATTTCGTCACGTTGTAGAAAATTACCTAAAGTTAGTAAAGACATCTCAACAATTACGTTTTCTTTTCCTGGCTCTCCATCAACTACTAATAAACCATCTATATAATCTTCATATTTTGACCTATTCGGTATCTTTTTCTGTAGAACTTTAAAAATTATACCCTTTTCTATAGAAACTTTCCAAGTCTCTGGTGGGTTAAAATCATTAAATATCTTAAAAAAATTATCTATAGTAGCAAAAGGAACTCCTGAGTTAAGCCTTACGTGATTGAAAATTTCCATAATAGTAATATCAACCAAGTCAAGAGAAAATTCAAATGTAACACTCTCTTGTTCAAAAGTAGTATATCGAATTTTACTTACTTTGTCAAAATCTTCATATCTCTTTTTCTGTTCTGATGCCTCTTTTTGAACATCTTTTATTTTTTTTGTAAAACGTTCGATTGTTTGTTTTCGATCATTTTCCCAAAAATTTCGAAGATCTCTTAATAATGACTCAACAGATTGTACTTCAAATAAGTTTGCGCTTTCTATTGTATCGCTTAAAACATGTAATACATTGCGTGGATCAATTGCGATAGATGAATCGTACGCCACAAAAGGCAAAAGTACATCATTTCGTAAATTAATATCCTGTTGATCAAGTTTTCCTTTTATGCTATTTGCAAAAGTTACAAAATCCAAACCTTTTTTATCAATAGATATAATATTTTCCAATATATCTTCAACAGTTATCGAATATTCTTTATTAAGTTGTTCTAGAGATGGAACTCCTTCCGGAAAGTATAAATATCTAGGTATTGTTTTCATTTCTGATGCCAAGCGAGTAATTGCGCTCTTTTGAGTATCAAGATCGTAAATATCTAATTCAATAGTTCTCACGTAGACACCGTTTATATTATTTACAATTACGTTCACCATTTTAATCTAAGTAAATATTTGTGACGAGATATTTAAAAAAAGGAATCTTGTTAAATGGTAAAAACAAAATGGATGATATCACATTTAACAAGAAAATTGGGTATCTAGAGAATGATGATTTTGACAACAATGGTCAATTATTTAATAAAATACTTCGAGCTAAAAAAATCCCTATTGTGATTATGGTTCAGGCTTCATGGTGTCATTTTTGTAAAATATCTAAACCAGCATTTCAAGATTATGCAGATAAAACTAATAGCAACGAGGTTTTTTGTGCAACTATACATGCAGATGGAGATAGGCAATCAGAGAAAGACCTTGGTGAAAGAATTAAAACTATTATACCAGAATTTAAAGGATTTCCTCATTATGCTTTGTACATGAATGGTGTTCTAGTTGATAAAGAAATAAAAGGTAGAACTGTTGAAGACTTAGGTGAATTTACAGGAGTACAAGCATCAAAGTAAGCCCATAACGTTTAAGTGTAAGACTTGTGAAGCTTAATTCTTTGCATAGATTTTGACAAATAATCTGAATCAGTGATGATGGGATCACAAGCCTATAAGACTTTGGTACGAGTTAAGGATCGTGAATAGAAAAATATGTTTTTCTATTCACTTTGAACCTTAAAAATAACTCACATAATACTTTGTATTTTTTCCATTATTTTTTTATGTCTATCAGAACTTTTGTGTTTTTTCATACAATAATGACTAACTATCATTCCGCATTCACATTTTTCCTTTTTTTGTCTTTGAGTCGCTATCTTGGTTTTATAATTCTCTTCATAATAAGCCTTTCTTTCTTCTAAAATATGCTCTTTATTGTCTTGATAAAAACCCTTTCTATCTTCTAATATACTCTCTTTGTTCTCTTCATAATATTCCATAACTTTTTCTATTACGGCTTCTTTATTATCTTGATAATATTCTTTGTGTTTTTTAGCTATAACATCAGCATTCTTTTCATAATATTCTTTTTTAATATCAGACAATATGTCTTTATTATCTTCGTAATACTCATGCATTTTTTGTTTAATTTCCTCCTTATGTTCTTCGTGGTATTTTATATTTCTTTCTTTTTGTTTCTCTTTATCTTCTTGTATGGTTCTTTTAGGATATATAGGATTATCAATACCTTCATAAAACTTTGAACACTCATCAAATATATTTGTAAATACTGTGATATCTTCTGTAGGTAATAAAAAAACATCTCTACCTGCTTTACATCTATATTTTTCAAGTTTCGTTAGAATTACGCTTTCTAGTATATCCATCAATTTTGAATTTTTGCAACATATATAATATATGACTTTGAAATTATGTAACTTATTATGATTGTAAGAATCTTTTCTCTTAGATAAATCTAGTGCTTTTCCGACATTATATTCACCAACTTTTTCACTCTCTTCTGAAGTCATAAGATATACGACATTCTTTTGATCAAGAACTTCTTTTGGTTGTTTTACATATTTTTTTCTTAATTTTTTAACCTCTTCTTGACTTTCTTCTAATTGTTTTTTAGCTGTATTGATAATTTCTTCTTTCTCTTCTGTTAATAACTTTATCTGCTCGTGTAATTTATATTCCAATTCTTTATCAGATTTTTCATTTCCTATCTCGACTTTTCCAAAAAGTAGTAACTCTCTCGTCCAACGAGAGACTTGTAAAGCAAATGAAGGACTACACCACTGCGCTATTTGTATAGCTATATCCGGATGAGCAAATGTATTTTGTGTTTTTCCTACTCTGGTAGAGTTTAAAAGTTGACTAGGGGGAATTCCCCCCAGTGAAAAATATGCATGTAATAAGTCGATTGATGATTTATTTCTTTTCCATTCTTTAATATCTTTTCCAGATGCTTTACATAACATAGTAACATTTATATAACCATCATCTCTCATTGGAATAGATATAGACGATCTATCTGGTAGATTCAAATTACAATTAAACAATCCGTCAGATATCTTTACCAAATTAGTTTTTTCATCTTTTATAATTTTATTTTCTTCTAATTTATTCATTTGAAAGTTACTCTGTAAACAAAAATAATAATTCATTTTTGTTTTTCGTTCAGAAAAACTGAATACTTACATTTATCAGGAATATTTCTTAACACCTCGGTTACATTACTTAAAGCTAATATTTTACATATATCTTTAACTACAGACATTGGTTTTCTAATGTACCTAATACTCTAATATTTTCATGATTAAAAGTTGACTAGGGGGAATTCCCCCCAGTGAAAAAAGATGCATTTAATAAGTCAATTGATTTATTTTTTCCATTCTTTAATATCTTTTCCAGATTTAAAATATATTATTTTTGCTAATATAACTTAAAGTTGTAAATTTTACTTTCAAAATGCCCATAACTTTCAAGTGTAAGACTGGTGAAGCTTATCAGATTAAAATTCTAGCAGAGCTTTTAACTAATAACCTAAAACATGGATGTTTTGATGTGACAGATGATGGAATCACACTTCGAATGTTTGATCAGCCTAGAAGGACTTTGGTAGACATGTGTCTACAAGCAGAAAATTTTTCTCTTTATAAATTTAAATCGGAAGAAAAATTCTGTTTAGGTCTGAATCTCAATCATTTTCATAAGATGTTGAAATCCATCAAGAAAAAAGACAGTTTACAGCTGTTCATAAGTTCTGATGTACCAAATGAACTGGGAATAAAGACTATACCAAAGGAAAATACACGAGTAACAACGTCTGGTATCAAGATTCAAAATATTCAAAACGTTGATGCGGATATTCCTCTTGGATACGGAAAACCAGTTATTGTTCCTTCGCCTGACTTTCAAAAAATGTGCAAAGAGCTTAGTAGTATTGGCAGCACTAATATTCGTGTTAAGTCAAAAGGATTTCATATTGATTTTATTGCAGACGCTGATGGAATTTTGAAACGCAAGGTACGTCTTGGAGAAAGCGATGATTCCGACGATGAAGAAGCGGGGGATGTAAATATAAACTCTTATGATGCAACTTTCACAACTGATCAGTTTACTAGGATTAATAAGATTGCTGGGCTTGGATCAACAATGCAAATTTTTCCAGGAACAAATGAACTACCTCTACTTTTTAGGTCAAGCGTCGGAAGCTTGGGTAAAATTTCTATTTATATCAAATCGAAAGAGTTATTAGATAAAGAAACAAATGTTTCTGAATCTGATGACAGTGACCCAGAATGATAAAATGTCATTCAATTCTTTATTTTACAATAAAGAATTATATTTAAGATCTGATCTAATAAATCTTAATAATTGTACTAATAACTTAATTTGAAATAGTATACTAGTCAATAAGTCCATTTACAGCACGGTTGAAAGCTAATACACGTCCGCATGCTATAAATGGAATAAGACATAACCTTATAGAATGATCAGGTATAACAGCTACAATACCTAGACCAAACATGAGACCAAGACTGCTACCAATAGTATTAAAAACAGATATCTTGGCATATAGTTCTCCGACATTTCCATCTATTGCTAATTTTTGAATGCACTTTGCGTTAATTGCACCAAAACCTATAAAAGATACATTGCTAAAAATATTTGAAAAGCCTGCGATAGGAAGAAAATAT